CCTATAATTAAAGAATGCAAGAAAAGTGAAAGTATACTAGCAACAACCTAGCTGATAAATCAAAGAGGGATGTTGAGATAGTATAAGCAAATAATATTACAAACTCATGAGCTTATTTCGGCTGAAACAATGCTATAAAAGAGGTTCTATATTCATGTAGAACTACACGGATGACGTTAGCTAACATCATCAGAAAAGACCTAACTTTCGTGTGAATAAAAGTGAAAAACCCCCTTCTAAAGGGGGAAAACTTTAGAAAAGTGTATAGGAAACTATTTTATAGGTTAAATAATTAACGTAGATTGAGCATATTCAATCTCGGAAGATTGGTTGCTTGAAAAAGTGCGAAATCGTCACCTGCCGCTACCTCTACTGATAGCTTTGGATTAAGAATCTGGGTAGTTGTGGTGGAATCTACCTGCTTACAACGTGCCCAGATAACTAGGACTCCCGTTATACTAGTAGGATTCCATAGAACAAACTTGGAATCGGACCAATTACCTGTCCCAGACAATCCGAGAAACGTTGGATCCGAGATCATCATATCATACTGAGATATATATGGAACAGTAAACTCCATACAAGTACCAGACTCTCCGTGACCCAGGTCCATGCCTGAAGGTCCCATGATTGATCTCATCATTACAGATCTTCGCTTCCAACTGTAATCCACAGCATTAGCAAAGGTAAGATCAGATGACGCATGATACTTAACATTGACAGATTTAAAATTCTGGAAGTTATCCCCTCCAAATGAAGAATCCTTGGGAAAGAAACCGGCATGAACTGATTCTATAGCTGAATTGAAATAGACTCGGTAATTAAAAGAACCGCGCCAATATCGGGCGCATGCAGCAAAATAATTTATAAAATTCGCTGATTGAATACCAATAGTCGTTCCCACCGCACTAGAATTACCTGGAAAATCAGAAGGCATAAGGTTAGGAGTAACAGGTATAATAATTTGAAACCATCCTCCAGACGTTGAAACACCATTCTCAGCTTGCAATAGAGGAGTAAACCTCTTCATAAGCTTATAAATATCCATGGCGTCCTCTCCCAAAATGTGCTTTGCTTCTGTCTCTGCCTCAGCTGGCATGATATACTCCGGTAGAATATCCATCTCTGTCGGGGCATCCAACACCTCTTCCTGATCAGGTTTAACTGGTAGAGGGTTAGGTGCTTCCTCACCATGGGGCTCAGCACCAGGTGGTGCATCTCCCAACAGAGTAGGAACATAATAACTACCAAACTCAATGATATTGGAGATCTCTTGCCCAGTCGGAGTAAGAAGCTCAAAGTCATCACCCGGCATCATATAGATGTTCATCTTAACTGTAGCCGGTGCATTATTGGGAGCATTGGGAGCAGTTATTGCAAAAACACCCAAAACACCATTAATACTTTCAAGGCCCGGATCATTGGTTCCAGCATACAAATTATTATATGAAAGGTGAGTTGTAGGCCTAAAGGGCCGATTGTGAGCGAATGGGACGGTAATCGTCTGCTTCGTTGGTCCACGAACCTCAATCATGTAGGTGGAAGCTGTTCCTGATATTGCATTATAATTCAGAGCTGCTGGAAGACTAACTCTGTCAGGATCCCACATCACAGCATACGTCTGAGACACCATTGGTGCACATACAAACTCAAACACGAATCGAATCGATCCACGCCAGAACTTGTAACAGGCTGCCAAGTAATTCATGGCACAATGGTTTACCCAAACAATACCGCGAGGTGAAAAATCAACAGCAGCCGAATCAGTAGTCCCATACGGGACATCATCACCAGAATTGAGGTAAACAGGTATTTGCTTGACCAAAGCTCCACCACCAGTAGTGACATCGGTCGAAGCAGAACCCACCCTACGTGGAATTGTCAATATATCCTTAGCCGTCATAGGTTCTCCAATAATATCAACTGGAGGCATGTGCTTTAGGCCAGGAGTAATGGACAATGTTGTACATGCAGACTCACCCTCGCCCCAAGTTGAAGGAGAAGCAAATTTACGAACAACGACTGTTTCACTTTTATGGGGGGGACGATCCAAAAAGGATGCAAGTAATGGCCCAACCAACGGTATACTTCCAATAATTCCCTTACCAGCATCGACAATTGTGTCAACAACACTATAACCTGCCTTAGAGACGGTATTGGCAAGTCCTCCATGAGGAACAGCGATCGTAGAATAACTGGCAGGGAGTGGACATGGAGCCATCAGTATAGGTTCAGCAACAGCCCAAACAACAACATTAAGTGTGGTAGTGGCTCCTGTTGAATATACCAATGGCATAAATGGTTGGATAACTAATTGCCCCTGCAAAGATCCAGCGGTAGTTGAGTGCTTATTAACTAGAGATCGATAATTAAATGATTTCGGAATCTCCAAAACGTACTCTCCAGATGAACTAGCATCTATCATAACATGAGGAAATGCTAGACAACTATCCACATCCGCAAAAGGAAGATTAGATTGACCAGCGGCAGGAACCCAAAATGCTATGAGTTTACCAGCATGGAACATAGTTCCATTGATCTTAAATTTAATTTTCCAATTAGTGTGCGAATAAGAGTACATATTGAGAATCTGATTGTAAAAAGACAAAGCAGTGGTCTCAACTACTGTTTGAGGGAATTGGGTATATGAAGCACCTGAAGAGGAGCTCCAAGCATATTGTTGAATAATAAAGGGTTGATTAATCAAATCTGAAGGGTCAACACCAGTCTTATTTTTAATAACGAGCGGAAAGGTCGAAGAATCATCTACAGTGCCTGAAGACACTGGGGTCGAAAAAGTTTCTTGTTGAAAAATGTGAACTTACTATTTAGCTAGTTAGGCTTTGGTTACTAGTCACTGCGGATTACCAAGTCACAACAGTGCTGCCCGTAATTTTTGCGCCGAGCATGCGCTTATGTTCCTGTTCAATCAAACCAGTCTCATCAAGACCATCGACATGATCTACGGCAGAAACTCCGTATTGAAATACATTTGATCGCCATTTCTCAAGATGTTCCTTATACCCTGGGATATAGATGGGAATGTCCGCTTGAGCGCAGGCAACTCTAATTTTATCCATCCACTCCGTATACACGGGTTCACCATGTTTCCACATCTCCATGGAAACCATCTGAATATTTTGACTAAGGGCAATCTTAGGATCTTCTCCCTTTCGAACCCAATTAAGAGTTGAAAGGATATCATTTATGTCCCTAACTCCCAAACAAGCTCCCTCAAATGGTACAAACTTGCGCTTGAGAAACATAGCGTGAGGCAAGTCGCAAAACTTAGCGATCTTAGATGTTTTAGAGATATCGGTGTATTTCATCCCAATCTCAGCAAACAATTTTTGGAGCACTTCTTGATTCCATAGATCTTTTATGGAATCATGTACTCCCATGATATGATCATCACCATACACACACGTATACGTAAGAGACAACATAACATGCATAGGCAACAACTGATCCATTCCAAGCCTACGGAAATGCAGGAGCCACAAATATCGCAATATAATTAATTGCGCCAAATTATTAAGTGGCGTAGTAACTGCACAACCAGAAGGATTAGCTCGATCGGTTATATACATCATATTTCCGCATAAAGTCTTTGTATAGGCAAGTTCATGAAACAAAACATCTCGAACCCGCGCATTTTCAGGGCCATCATCATAAAAATAATTATACACAAAAGACGTGGCCTTAATCAACATAGGATCAAGATGTTTGTCCCATTGTGAAAAATCACCACAAACAATATTATTACTAAATGGCACCAATTTTTTATACAACAACATCCAGTCAACTTGAGATTCAACCAAACCAGGTCCAGTCCAATTCGACACACGATTATACATCATATGTGCTGTAAATCCCCCACAATACTTCCACATCAGAAGGGTGTGATCTAGAGGACCATTAACAAATATCCTGGTCTTAGAAATTGATATCTTCTCTGGAGGCAACAACTCATCTTTGAGTCCGTCCACCCAGACTGATTCAACACGTCTACCCTCCTTAGCAGCCCGCTCTCTAGCTTCGATAGCATCGGCGAGCTGTCTCCCTTTGGGAGTCACGGATATCTTAAGTGTATCACCCTCACTGACTATATAATCATACTTCCCTGGAGTCTCACGCTGAGACGCGTAAGGATAGCCCGGCGAAGTCGTCATATCAATATGCCCGAGATGGGGTAAATGATTTCCATTCAACATCTCAAAGTCTGTCAAAACTCTAGCGTACTCCTTTCGCCCAGGAAACATAGATAGAAACTGCGCCACATCTTTAGCAGCCTCCATAACTAATTCCTGGTCCAAAGGATAAATTGGATCTAAATATCCCTGAAGACCTGCAACTGCGGGATGATTTCCATTACCTCGAGCCTTAGAATCTGCTGTTGATAAGACTGATGGAGCATCCGTAACCGGAACGACCAAACCCGAAATTGGACTCGGCTTAAATGACGTCTTGTGGGGCATAAAATTAACTGCCCCAGTAAAGCCAATCTGGTGAAAACCATCAGGTACAGGAATAGACCCTTGTTCCTCTGCGTACTGAAAGGGCGGCATAATTGATCGTACATCTCGAAAGGCACCAGCAACTATTGGTTGAGCCATACCCAAGGCCATATGATCATAACCCAATGCATGTAATCCCACCCACCGTAAGCGCTTATTAACGGCAAATGCAAACACAGGGAGACCACAATATCCCTTTTGGGATTGAGTAGGATAGGTATAATAATCACCCACTCCCAGGGCTGATCGATAATTCGTCTCAAAACCAAGGCGCATAACTTCATATCCTAATGTCTTATCAACAATCTCGGGGAACACACCTGATCCAGGAATAACAACATTTTCGTCCTCATCAACTATATGTTTTCGCACATCCGGAAAGGGTTGGATAGCTTGATCCCTAAGATCAACGACAACCCAATCAGCTGCACCCAAATAGGTCGGTGGACGTGCATATAAATTTACATTCCAACGTGCGGCTGATAACAACGAAACAAGTTGTACATATCTTTGATTCCTAAGGTTATTATAGCAGTGCTTATTCATAAGCAAATATTGATCACACAGGAAAGTGGCGTGGGCTAGAGCCCGATTAGCATCTCCATCGGGACAGACTATAGCGACTGAATTTCCAACGACGGTTTTGACAACCCTTCGAGAACTTTCGTCCAAAATGGATAAATCTTGTGGTTCCGCTGCTACTTCCAAATTGACCAGCTTAGCAACTTGGAGAGGTTTGGTTCTAGCAATGATTTTCTTATCCTTACCAACTGCAGATTGCGGATTAGCAACCAACTTCTTCACAACATAATACACAAGACCCGCAATCACGCCAGCCTCGACCATCATGACAAGCATTTGCCAAAACGACCACGATTCCTTCTCAGGAATCGCATTTGTAATTTTAGCATACAAGCTCCGCATTGTATCCGACACTGTACCTTCGCGCTTCCAGAAATCATTCCACCTTTGGACTATCTCCGTTCGTGATGCTGTCAACTGCCTCTTAGTAAAGGAAAATAATGTTTCAGTATGATGCTCGGAGAACGTTATAACAACAGTCCCAGCCGAGGCATCGTAAACTCTCTTCCCACGTAGGGCATAATACGTCTCCACGTCTTTCTGCTCAACAGCCCCGTCAGCATCTTTGGGGCAATACACCAACAACTCGCAATTGGGTGATAAAAAATTATTCACCCCAGTTTTGACAATTGGAAACTCGCCACTAAAAACATCTTTGCCAGGATACTTCCTTATGTGATGGGCCAAAAACTCTTGATAAATCATTTCAAAACACTCCTGTTTATCAGTAATGGGCTGCCCAATACAATTACCGGGGGGATGATATGGATTGAGCTTTTCAAACACCCAGAAATCATCCTTCTCCCAAAATTCAGGGGCTGGTCGTAACCCGTATTCTGTAGGCCGTAAATATACCGGATTAACACTAACCCGGAGCAACATCTGTCGTCGACGCCACAAAGCACTATGGTCTGTAACAGAGTTTGGTTCAGGATAACCAGACCCGTTTAAAGTAGTTAAGACCAACCGAGATGAAAAAGTCTTCCCCTTATCACCTATTGCAGCCATATTCAGATGCTCTTTAGCATCTCCAACCAACTTATACATATTCGGTGGGAGTTTTGAATCAGTGCTCTGACAAAAATCGTCAACCACCGTTGCAAATTGGTCAGAGTAACCAGAAAAAAACTCATCTGACTCTCCCTTGGAGTAAATCTGATTATCTTTTGGAATTTCAACCCCAAATTCTTCTTTCAACCGCCGACACACATACCCAACTATTTTCTCAGATAAATATGTCTTGCCAACACCAGGAGCGCCCACAAGAGCTAATCCATAGGCATGATACTGAAGAGAAGGATGCTCTTCATTACAAAGATTCCTATATGTAGGGGTAGCCAAACGAAGCAAAGGTTCTGAAACGGTGCAAATCGACCGTAATGCCGGATTAGCATCAGATCTATATGTGTCAACAAATGTCGATAAGGCACAATATGACGTCAAAAAAGCCGCCTTGCGAAGCGGTTCAGCCTGGAGAAATGCCGTATCACACTCCGCAAATGATCGAAGGGTAGTAATAGAGCAAGTCGCTTCAAACATACGCCATTCTATATCGCGTTGTGCCTCTGTTAGAAAAATTGTTCCACGCGAAATCCACTTTATGAATTTCTCCAATATCATTGCGGCCCCAGTAGCAAAGGCCGCCGCAGCTCCTATACCTTGTTTAATAACATACATTTTCTTAAACTTCTTTTCTATAGACCCCCCCTTATCTGACAACAACTTACAAAATTTAAAGGGAAATCGAAAGAGAGCGTA